GGCCAGTACAATCGTGCGCTGCCGTTCCTGCGCGCGCTCAGCAAGGCTTATGAGCGTATCGCCCGACAGCAGGGCCACATCACGCTCCATAACGGAGCTCGCCGTCATTTCAATTTGTGGGTCCCAGCTGGAAAATGGTCAAAAGGCGCTGGGCCTTGTGATCACGAAGAAGCCGAACGCCGGCTCGCCGATCCAAAACACAAATGGTCCAAGATTAAAAACAAGCAGCTCTATCGTGCCGGCATCAAAGATGCACTGAACGCCCTCATTCAAGGTACGGCGGCAATCCACACCAAGCTCTGGATGCACGCCTGCTGGCGTGAAGGCGTCGTCCCGCTCTTGCAAATGCATGACTGTCTCGATTGCTCGGTGGCGACACGCGAGCAGGCGGAGATGGTGGCGCAACTCTGTGTCGAGGCTGTTGAACTCAAAGTCCCCATGCGCTGCGATCTCAAGTACGGCCGCAACTGGGGTGACGCCAAGCACACCTGGGAGGAACTGCACGGTGAAGCAGCCCCTGCGCCTGTATCGGTGTCTGTGCCTGCGGCGACCACTGAACTCGAACCGACCCCTATCCCCGAACCTGAACCGGAACTCGAAATCGAATCCAAGATCGAACCCAAATTCGAACCCGAGCCAGCGGCAGCACAAGGCGAGGAGGCGGTGATGGGTGCGTATGCGCAATGCGGCGAAATATTAATTCAGCGCGGCTATGCCGCGGTGCCGATCATGCTCGGCACCAAGGCGCCAGGCTTCTTCTGCGCCGGATTATGGATGCCGTTGCCGGCGTGGCAGCGCCGCTTTCTAAATAAAATTCCGAGCGAACGCGACCACAAGCTATGGAGCAACGGCGAGACTGGTGTCGGCGTCGTTGGCGGGCGCGCCTCGCATGGGCTGATCGCCTTCGACACCGATACCGACGATTGTGCGATCAAGACCGCGCTGATGAACGTGCTGCCCAAGACGCCGGTGCGAAAGGTCGGCGCCAAGGGCGAGACGGCGTTCTACTATGGCCCCGATATCACAGCCTCGCGGTCCTGGACCATTGGTGGCAAGCGCATCTGCGACCTCATCGCCGATGGCCGGCAGACCGTGCTGCCGCCGACAATCCATCCTGATGGGGCGCCCTATCGCTGGCTCGAGCAGCCACTCGAGGCGTTCAAGCCGGAGGAATTGCCGCGTGTGTCCGCGGACATGCTTGAGCAGATCGACGCCGTGCTGCAAACCTTCGGCTGGCAGGCTGAGGCTTCGCGACCAGCTAGTGGTGACCTAGGCGATACTGACGATGCCAGTCCGCACCGCCAGCTCAACAACTTCGCCTTGGCGCATCTCCCCCGCTGGGTGCCCAGACTTCGTCTCTATAAGTGCCGGCCCGCACGCGGGGGCTATGAAGCGGTCGCGCACTGGCGCGAGTCCTCGAGCGGTCGCGAGCTCGAGCAGCGGGCCCGTAATCTCTCCATCGTGCCTAAGGGCATCAAGGACTTCGGTGACGGCCGCAACGGCGGTGCCGGTTTTACCTACACACCGCTCGATCTGGTGATGGCGGCCAGCGACTGCGACCTCGATACCGCGTTCAAATTCCTTAGTCAGGCTACTGGCTGGGCCGGAGAGGCTTGGACCGAAAGCCCAGAACAAGCGACATCTGAACCTGTCTCAGAAGCGCCTATCGTGGCGAAAGCGCCAGCGGCCGAGAAAGGGCCCGCCACGGAGCCGGCGGAACCCGAGAAGAAAACGGCAATCGACGAGCTCGAGCCTTACACGCACGACGTGCCAGGCGTGGTAGGTGAGGTGACCGAGTGGATCGTGGCCACGGCACGGCGGCCCAATCGCGTGCTTGCCCTGGCAGCGGCGATCCCGCTGGTCGGCACGCTAATTGGGCGTCGTGTGGCAGGACCGACGTGGTCGGCGACTCATCTCTATGTCGTCATTGCTGCGCCGACCGGTGCCGGTAAGCAGCATCCAATCGATTGTATCATCGCACTACTGACTGCGGCCGACGCACAGGCGCACTTTGGTCCTGGCAGCTTCATGTCGGCATCGGCGCTGTGCAATTTTATCTCGCGCCGGCCGTTGTCGCTGTGCTGCGCGGACGAGTTCGGGGCCTACCTCGCCAAGCTCCAGGCCAAGGGTGCTTCCGGACACGAGCGCGAGGTGACCAAGGTCATGCGCACCCTGTGGGGCACATCGTTCACGATTGCAGCCATGCCTGAATGGGCCGATCGTATAGGGGAACAAATTCATTCGCCGGCTTTGAGCTTCTTCGGCACCAGCACGCCCGACGAGCTGTTCCAGGCATTACAAGGCGAGGCGATCGAGAACGGCTTACTCAATCGATTTCTGGTGCTGCGCTCGAACATGCGCTGTTGGGACACAAATCCGCAGCTTCCAACCAAAGAAGTACCGGCCGATCTCGCGATGAGATGCCGGCAGCTCTACCACTGGTATGGCACCGATGCCGAGCTCATCGACATCGGACGCCTCGTTCCGCAACAGGTAACGCAATTGCCATGGGCGGACAAAACGGCAGAGCAGCAATATCTCGATTTTGCTCACGCAATCGATGATCGGATCGATCAAGACCCGACGCTCTATCCGTTCTTCGCGCGCACGGTCGAGACCGCTGTGCGGCTCGCTACTATTCGTGCGGCCGGGCAGGGGTTTCGGGAGGCAAAGATCACCTTCGAGGACATTCGATGGGGCACCAGAATTGCCGAGATTTCGGCAAGACAGGCGTATCTCGGTGCCGGAGGTGTAATTCCAACTAACGAGCGTATTCGCTGGATCAACCGGTTGCTTAGCTACGTCCGTGCCCGGAATCTGGAAAGCAAGCCAGCTACCGTGAGAGGGTTCCAACAGCACATTCGATGTGCGCTCAAAGCTGCCGAAGTTCGCGACATGGTCGCCCAGCTTGTTCAGACTGGTTATCTCGAGCAGAAATGGAGAATTGATCTGCACACAGAAGCTGGTGGAATAGCTCATACACGGGCGAAAAAACATGCACAGCGCTGATTAGCAGGGAGCTAAAATCGAAAAGTTGTAGGATTTTTTGCGTCTGCATGAAGGCATTATGAAAGCTTGTCTGATTGGTCGAAAATTTTCGAAAATGCCCATTCTATCTATATTAAGTGTAGTGTGTGTGTTTGTGTGTGTGTTGTATGTAGTAAAGAAAGAATGACCCTGATCCTGAGGCTAACTTAAGCGAGGAAACACGGTGGACACATATAGGGGTATACAAGCATGCGAGGGAGGGGTCCGAGTGAGTTCCATGCCCGCTGTAAGGCACGCTCGAAGGGGCGCCGGCACTGATTCGATATCTTAATCGAACGAGGGCTGTCCTTCAGGTAGACGGCTGACTGTCCCTCGTGCTCTGTTGCCGAGGTCCTGGAGGCCTTCGATGCGCCGGCTACACCCTCTCCAGTGCGCCTATCGTCTCGGCTTTCGTCGCGCCCAGGTACGAGCCCGTAAGGCTGAATTGGAAGCTGAGCTTGCACTGTTGCAGGCCGATCTCACCGATATCGTGAATGAGCATCGGCAACACCTAGACGTCGAGCTCGCCGTCCTCGAGCGCGCGGCGGATCCGGATGCGCTGTTGCGCTAAAGCTGTGGCGTTTCGTACTGTGAGGTCGACGCTGGCTGATGGCTTAAGCGCCGGTCGTGGGTCCTTTCGACGGCACCTCCTTAGGGCCCTCGATCGGCTGCTTGAATCGTCCGACAGAGGAAACCTTGATGCGCCTCTATGGAACTGAACGCTGGAGAAGGCTGGCAAAGCACCAACTCAGGATCGAGCCGCTGTGCGCAATCTGCCTGCGCGAAGGTCGAGTAACTGCCGCTCGTGTAGCGGACCACATTGAGCCGTGGCGTGGCGACGTCAACAAGTTCTGGCTCGGAAAACTGCAAAGCTTATGTGAGCGTTGTCACAATTCGACAAAGAAAGATCTGGAACGGCTTGGTTATGACAGCACCGTGGGGGTGGATGGTTTTCCGCTCGATCCACGCCATCCGATCTATCGGACGTGAGGCCAGCGGGAGGGGGGCGGTCGCAAAAAATATCAAGTCTTCGACTCTCCGACCGCGGCGGCTGTTTTGCACGCCTAATCGGTCTGAATTCTCGCGGTGCTAAACACCTCCATGCAGGTTATACCAACAAACGGGATGCGTGTGCCGATTTGAAGCTGTCTCGGCTAGGAGTTTTGAAATCGAAGCCAAGTCCGTGGAAGTAACGCAGGGAGCATCCTTGATGGCGCGTGGTCGCAAGTCTGCCATCTCACTGGCGGTGATGCCGCCAGCCTTGCCGGGCGAGAAACCGGCACCGCCGGCCGAGCTCGATGCCGTCGAGGAGCGTATCTGGCGAGCGATTGTCGGTGCGCTACCGCCAACCTGGCTCGATGCCGCCGCCCAGCAGATCCTGGTCCGGGCGGTCGCGCAGGCGGCCGTTTGCGAGGGTCAGGAAGCGAAGCTGCGCGCTCTCCGCGCCCAAGAGCATCCGGACACCGACGCAATTGGTGCTCTGGCGGCCCAGCACGCCGCCGCCGGTAAAAGTCTTTCGCATTTGCTCGGAGTCTTGAGAGCAACCCCACGTGCCCGCATGGTTCCACGTGGCGCGTCACGACAGATTGCGCAGGTACCGCGCGTGCGGCCATGGGAGGCTTCCGATGGCTAGGCGCGGCCAGCAGCACCGCACGTCAGGAGTTGGGAATACCAAGTCCCCGGACAAGCGCCCGACCGGCCGGGAGGTCATCGGCTTCGTTGAGAAGTTCCTACGCGTCCCGGACGGCCCGCATGCCGGGCAGCCGCTGATTCTGGCGCCGTGGCAGAAGCAGGAGATTCATCGCATCTACGACGATCCGATCGGCACCCGCCGCGCCATCATTTCAACCGCGAGGAAAAACGCCAAGACGACGCTCTGCGGGGCGTTGCTGCTCAATCACCTCTGCGGCCCGTCCGCGCGCAATCGGCCGAATACGAGGCTGTACAGCAGCGGGCAAAGCCGCGATCAAGCCGCGCTGACGTTCGATCAGGCCCGCAAGATGGTGCTGTGGAATCCCGACCTGCGCCAAATCATCTCAATCAAGGAATCGAGCAAGATCCTGCGCTATGACGAGCTAGGGATCGAGTACAAGGCCCTTTCTTCCGAAGCCCACACGGCGCAAGGCCTGAACCCGGGCC